GAAAGTCCCTTACGGAAAATTATTCCTCTAAAGTGTGGCTCATAAACATATTCACCTGCTTTCATTAGTAGTGAGAAACTTTTACTTCCGCCCCTTGATCCGCCTCCAATGGTAATATCAGCCTTAGAGGAAAGCATGTTTTGCTGTCCTCCCCTTTGGGCGATTATAAGATTCTCGTAATGCGCCCTGTCTTTTTCTCTCTTTTCTCTAAGCGAACAGATGTCCTCTTCGAGAATCATCTCCATCGGATTGAGCATTGTTGCTATGTAATTAAGACATGGGCGTGTTTTTCACGCTATCTCTACTAATTTGATGGCAAATTTAATAAAATAAACCGATTTTCTTGTATTTTTCAGTAAAAATTATACAAAAATCTTTGCAGATTAAGAAAAAAGAGTTATTTTTGCAAGGAATTAATACAGAAAAACTGTTTTATTCGCCATAATATGACGCTCACAGGTGAAAGATAGTGGGGCGTTATGCGAATAAACGCCCCCATGTTGTCAGGATAACTTTTATTAATAAAATCTATATAACATGGAGAAAGAACAAATCTTATCCACATTAACAGGAAAATTAGGAAACACCTCTTTTTCACAGCAATCGTTGCAAACATACGTTGAGAACAACCTTCCCGCAGAAGGTACGGAGCCGGATGATGCTTACTGGACTAAGCATGTATCTATTCTAAACTCTTTCCAAGGGCAGTTTAATCACGATGTGGCGACAAAAGTTACTGAACAGGCGAATGCAAAGTTCGAGGAGTACAAGAAGAACTGGAAACCAGATGCTACTGGTGGCAATGGTGACGGTGGCAATGGTGAATCGGACGAAATCAATGCGCTAAAGATGGAGCTTGAAGACCTCAAAAGACAGTTTAGTGACAATGCCAGTAAGGTAACACAGTCGGAACTTATGGCAAAGGTGAAGAGCGCAATGAAAAACCAAAACGCTACTGATGCTTACGTTCTCGAAAAAGCCCTTCAAGGCAAAGTTCTCGATACTACAAAAAGCGTTGAGGAACTTACCGCAGCAATGTTGTCGGAATACGACAAGGAATACAAAGCCTGTCGTGGAGAAGGTGCTGCGCCCCGTATGGGTAATGGCGGCGGTGCAGGCAAGAGCAAGACGGACCTTCGTTTTGAGGCCAAGAAGCGCAGGCAGCAGGCTGCAAAATGAATTTAATTGTTTAACGTAAAAAGATTGTAAAGGATGAGCACATTACAGACTGGAAACGCTTTTAATAGCGAGACCATCAGCATGAGCCACGCAAAGAAGGTGTGGCGACGTATTGACGAGCAACTCCCTGGCGGTTTCCGTATCAAGAATGTATCTTCTTTCGTTAGTGCAGGTCTTATCCGCAGTGGTATGGCTATTGCTTACGACACCGCTTCTGGTGCTGATGCGAAAGATGTAAACATCGTGACATGGGCGCAGATTAAGACCGCAGTGACAGGTCAGAGTCCCGCCGGTATTGACTCTTTGAACATTATCGGTTTCCTCCAGGAGGATGTACCTGTTAAGGATGCTAACACATTTGCTACGGCCAATGTGGTTGTCAAGGGCGAGATTTATGGTTATATGCTTGGTGACACTGTTGCCGATGCTGCAACTATCTCTGCTGCCGTTAAGGGTATGACACAGAAGAATGGTATGGCAATCCGTGTGGTTGACTAACCAAAGTAATTCACATTTAAAAGGATAATAAATATGAAGACTATACCAGTAACATTACGAAGCATCATCGACCTCGGTCTCGGTGGTGATAGTTGGCAGACTTTTATTGACCACTATGAAGAGCGTTTTGACGCTTTGAGCATTGACGGTTTTACCTTTGACCCGATCAGCATCAACTATACTTTCAAGCAGTTGTTGTCTGCTGTCAACGCAACCGTACTTCCTACTTATGTTGACCCAGAGAGTGAGGGTTATGAATTACCTCTCGGATCGGCAGAGGGTGTAACAGACAACATCCCGACACAGAAGTTGTTTTACTCTGTTAACCGTGTCGTAGTACGTGAGCAGATGCAGCTTGCACAGCGTTACGGACAGGTTGTTATGAACGATGAGATGGGTGACATCATCTTCGGTCTGCTTGATGAGGGAACTGAGAAACTCATCCAGAGTTTTGAGAACGCACTGAACCATCAGCGTCATCAGATTGTTTCTACAGGCTCTTTCACTATCAACGCAACAAACAACCCACGTGGCATCAAGGGCCTTACTATCGGTTTCGGCATGCCGTCGGCAAACATCGACACTTTAACAGGCACTGCACGTTGGTGGACTAATGCGACACGCTCTTCTGCTAACGAGGGTTCTGCATCAGACCCGATCAAGTACATGCAAGACCGTGTGAAGTATATTCGTCGCACAGGACATTATGGTGGCCCGCTTGCACTCGAAATCTCTCAGGATTTGTGGGATGATCTGCTTACTCACAGTAAGGTTCTTCAGAAGATTGGTTACTCAGCCGTTCCTACCGCCGCATCTGCTGCTATCGCACAGAGTGTTGGAGAGAACACTACTGATGAGGCAAAGAGAGAGGCTATTCGCAAACTTATCCGTGTTGATGAGATTCGTGTTCGTGACACCTATGCGTACGTAAGTGCACCTGACACCACAAGTGGCAATGCTCCCGATTTGGTGACTACTCAGATTACGAACTTCGCTCCGACGAACATTTCATTCGTTCCGACTGGTAAGCTGGGTGGTATTCAGGGTGTTCAGCCCCTCTCAATGGGTTACAGACCTGAAAATATCGCCTATGCAATGGGTAAGCGTTTGTTGATTGAGACTGAGGATATCCCTCGTACACACTCTATTAATGTTAACGGTGAGATGGCGCAGCTTTGTGTACCTAACGCAATCCGTCAGATGTTTATCTCTACCGTGACAGTATAAAATAACAAGTGTAAAAGAATACTGATCATACTCAATGAGTGGAACAATTACCATAGAGGATTATTTGCGTAGTGTCTCTCCTTTGGTTAGTGACGAGGCACTTCGCTATATCCTCGTGCGTAGGGGTATAGAAGAGGGGACTCCCATATCGTCTTTATCCGAAAAGGAGAAAGACCTTGCAGAAGGCTATACTTACTATTGGCTATCTAATCTTCCTGTAGGCGGAAGTACACGAAAGGATGCCGATGGCGACTGGAGTCATTCAGAAGGTGGATGGCAGGTCAGCAATGCCAATATCGCAGAGTGGAAGGCTAAGTACAAGGCTCTTTTCTCCATGTGGGATGAGCCGATCATTGAAACAAATTCAAAGATAAGACTAATAAACTTCTGATATGAGTGTAGCAAATCCAAGATTCCCGCATTCCTGCGTCATCTACAGAGAGAGCGCAAGTCCTTTCAGCGATGATACAGATATTACCTATCTGTACGGATGTGAGCAGTGCTGGGGAGAGTGCCGCAAGGAAAGCTCCACAAGTAAGAGAACATTCAAGACTGATGGAGTGATCAGGAGTGACTACCGTCTGGCATTGCCCGGCAAGGTTGAGGGGATTCATGGTGGAGACCTTATAGATGTGAAAGACCTTCAAGGAACATATTACAGATGTGAGGTTACAGACGCATTTGCCACGAACTTAGGTACGAGCATCTTCTTCAACTACCCAAAGAACTGATAGTATGGCACACGAACACCTAAAAAGTAGCAGTAGGGATGTAAGGCAATTTCTGTATGGAAGAGCAAAGACGGTATGCGAGAATGTCTTTGATAATGATCGCCCGTCTGCAACGGACAGAATGAATGCTTTTATTGTCGTTGCCTTAAAAAATAAGACACCTCATTCCTCAATAACAGATAAGGCATGGATTCAGTTCCATATCTTTGTCAGGGACGGGGCGAATGGTGTTTTTAGAGACAATATCATGCAAGACATGATTGACTCCATAAAGGAACTTGACTTAAAGACAGACCTATTTGCGCTTAATGGTGGTGAGCCTTACGAATCAGACCCAAAAACGGATGGATTGGGATTTCATGCAGTTGTGATTCAGTATTCGGTGACATTAATAAGGAATTAATAATTTAGGATAACAACTATGGCAGAATTTAATGTAACAACAAATGTAAGTGCCCTGCGAACCATTATGTCGCAGATGAAGCACGTATATTGGTACAACACCACCAACAAGACTGTTGCTACCATTGGTACTATCGACATAGAACTTCCTGTTTTGGAGGATGGTGTATCTTTCAATACAGGTGAGGCAGATGTAACCCGTATCCGTCTGATTTCAGGTGATACTTGGGTTAGCCGTGCAAACGCAGGTGATGCAGACATCTCTTTCCAGGTATCAAGTGTGGAGGGTGCCATCAACGACCTTCTTATGACAAAAGTTACCCAAACAGCCTCTTCCGTAACAGCGACATTTAACGGATATACCTATTCTGGTGACGGTTACTCTACCGCACCGAAGAAATCTGTTGGAGGTATGC